CAGAAAGTTAATTATTTGATGTTGAATCGACTTGCCCCAACTCATGCCAGCAATAATGGCGGCCGAGGGAGCTCCTTATGGCCAACACGCCAAAGAAAAATGAACTAGAGATCCTGAATGGACCATTTGAGTGACGTATTGCCACTCTTCAAGTAGTGATCTCTTAGTTCAAAGAGGGTGAGAGCTATGTCACGCATAGATAATTCTTCCACGCAATCAACATAGCGTTCATAGTTCTCACCCCAGGGGGATGCAATGCCTAAATCGAAGGAACCAAAGTCGGATACCTTTAGTCGTTCCTCGATTTCTATTTGCTGAGCGATTGTTATGCCATATAGGTCCTCAACTATATAGCGAGTTTCTTCACTGGGGATCAGCTCAGCTGGGAGATCCTCTCTTATCCACTGCCGTTCATATTGATTGAACGCGTTCTGAAGGAAGTTCTTGCGAAAACGCACTTTACGTGTTAATTCTACAAGCCTCCTGCCTGCTGTAGAGAGGATTGGGCAACCATTATACTGGTGCACTATTGAAAGAGCTTTCGCTCTGAGCAGGGCCATCTGTATGGCTTGACCTGCTTTTAGGTACTTTCGAGAGCACCAGCCTAGTTTTGATAACATTTTAATGGGGTCCGTTACAACAATGTTATCTCCGGGCGCGAAGATGTTGCCGCAGAACGATGCCAAATTGAGTTCCTTGACGATGATGATTTTAATGCGGAAGCCTAACTCCTCGTAGTCTGCTTCTGTAGGAAGCAGCTTCCGTGGAAGTGCAAACAATCCATCATCTCCTTCGACAAAGCCTCTAACTGATACCAAGTCCTCCAACCTCACGCCTTTGTCCCATAGGACATACATAAAGAGAACCAAATTACACCATCCATTAGCTAATGATGTGTCCATTTCACCAGACATCCTAACACCGGGAACAGTGGCTTTGAACATCTTGCAGACGTTCATCTGGTTTGTCCCACACAGAACGGAGTCAAATATCCGCATGAAGGCTCCATGATCTGGGTGATTTTTAGACATCCTTTTATATAGGGGTCTCTCTAGTATGCGCATCACTGATGGCACAAATTGGGCTTCAAACGATGTATAGTCCGTGCATGCATAATGCATCCCTGGCGCTTCAAGTACTTCCTGCAAGACCGCGGGCCGTTGACTGACCGGAATGTACTTAATAAACCACTTGAGTTTGCATACACGCTTCTCGATGACCTTGATTATTGGTCCCAAAACCGCTTTCGCGTAATCATTGCGGGCATTGATCAAACGAAGTGGTTTAGGAACCTCATAGAATTCATCCTTAACATGTGTGTCAACTAAAAATCGTTTGAAGACTTGAGTGTCCTGGCCCTCTTCATATAGGGCCGTTCTTATTTGTTCTTTTCTCTTTCCTGAGTAATCCGTAAGCGCTAACCATTCCTCAAAACCAATAAAGTCACCTGCAGCTGGGACTGCAAGTTGACCTGTGTCAATGAGTTGTTTTGTGAATAGTTCGGTAAAACGCTTAAGTTTCCTCTTCGTGGCGCGGCTCACCTTTGGTGGATCAAAGGCAAACCGCTTTGTACAGCCCGACAATACGTTCACTGGACATTTTGGGTCGGGCTTGGGCAGCACACTGCCCGCTACGTACCAAGGTAAGGAGGCAGCAACGGCGGTACGCTCACGGCTAGTCCGAGCATGAAGATTAGATACTTTAAACCTCGGTTTAACAGGGGCATAACTAAAATTAATGCACCTATCGCTTGCACGGTAGCCGTATAAGATGTGTCGCTGCTGCCTGCACCGTTTAAATAAATGGTACGAGCTACAATTAATTCACACAGTAAGCTGCTATCTCGGAGGTCGCTTGACCCAGTTTTAAGTAACCACTCAGTATTACCACACAAGCGGTCGTGTGTCGCAACGATACGTCGTACACGCTTGTGGGCAACCTCTGGTAGTGTCCTACGGGTCAACACCTCATGAACAACTGGCGCACTTATAATTTGCGACTTAGCTGCGCTAACAGTCCAGCTCACTGGTCGGAAGAGTCCCTTTTCAATTAATGCGTGATAGTCAGGGTCACCAACACGTATTTCCTCATGATCTACAT